ATGGTGGAAAATTAGTTTTGTGGAATTGTGCATTAATTGCTAGAAAAAATCATGACAAATTCAATCTAATAGAGAGAAAATTACCTCTAATAGCAGAATATATGAATAATAGTTTTTTAGAATATATACACACAGGAAATTATGCAATAGTTAAAGAGAATAAAAGGATATTACAAAAGTATTATCCAAGAGCAAAACAATTAGTCAAAAGGAGAAAATAAAAATGAATTCAAATGCTAAAGGTAAAAGGGGTGAGCGAGAGTTAGCCAATAAACTTAAAGCTTATGGATATGAAACAATAGGGCTTAAAGGGATATATATAGAGTGCAAGAGAGTACAATCGTTGAATATGGATAATGTATTAGAGAAATGTGATAAAGAGCATAAGGACCCTGATATACCGGTTGTAATGCATAGAAAAAATGGCAAGGAATGGAAGGTAACAATGTATTTGCCGGATTTTATGCACATGTATGATGAGTGGAAATTGAAAAATTAAAGGGATGATGGTATGGATGAATTTCAAGACAGATATTTAGAACATCAAAATAGAAAAAAAGATTTTATTGAAAATCAGTTAGGTCATTATAAGATAGGTTATGAGAAAAAAGAAAAACAAGCATTTAATAAAGTGTTAAGAAATAGAAGAAGTCAAAGAGTGTTTATAAAAGAAGAAGTAAGTGATGAATTAATAAATGAATTATGTGAAGCAGTTAGAATAAGCCCAAGTAGTTGTAATAGACAGGCAGTATATATTAGAGAAACAAGTCCAGAGTATGCCGAACAAATGTTTGTTGGTGCTAAAAATTGGTCTAAAAATGCCAATAGAGTGTTAATGTTATTTGCTGATAAAATAGCTTATAAAAGTCCCAATGAGAAAGCATTTATGCCATTTTTGGATATGGGATATGCAGGGCAATCAGTTTGTTTAATGGCCGAAACATTAGAATTGGGATTGTGTTTTGTTAATCCGAATATAAGGGAAGAAAATAGACAGGAATTTATTGATAAATATGGTGATGATTATTTTGGTGGGTCATTTATAATAGGCCATTATGATAATAAAGCAAAAATACCACCATTAAGGTCAATAGATAAGGTGAAAAGAAAATGAAGTTATCTGTTATAATCCCTGTATTTAATCAAGAAAAATTAATAATAAAAACATTAGATAGTATACCAAAAAAAAATAATATAGAGGTCATAATAGTTAATGATTGTTCAATAGATAAAACAAAGTCTGTGGTGACAAAATATATAAAGAAATATGATAATTATACCCTTATTAATTTAAGAAAAAATAAAGGTGTAGGGAATGCAAGAAATAAAGGTATAGATAAGGCAATAGGTGAATATTTATATTTTTTAGATAGTGATGATACATTTGATAAAAAAGGTGTTAAGGAGTTACAAGATGATTTAGATGGGTCAGATGTATTATATTTTGGATTAAGAAAGAATGATGGTACAGAAATATTTAAAACAGATAAGAATGGTGTAATAAGATGTATTAGGAGAGAGTTTTTAGGGTTATTAAGATATCCGGAAATGAGAGTTAAGGAAGATGTAGAGTTTTATAAAAATGTTATGGAAAAGAACCCAACTAAAAAATTCCTTGATTATGTAGTTTGGAATTATAATTATCCAAGAGAAGGAAGTCTTTGTTGGGAACATAAAAAAAGATTAATATTAACAGTAATTGTGCCAGTATATAATACAGAATATTTAATAACAAGATGTTTAGATAGTATAGAGTTATCAGAAAATATAGAAATAATAATTATTGATGATTGTTCTACTGACAATTCATTATTAAGAATAGAAGAATGGGTAAGTAAAACAGATTTTAAAAATATCACAGTAATATATAATGAAGAAAATTTAGGAGCAGGACCGACAGTTAATAAGGGTTATGATGCAATGAAGGGTGAATATGTTTTTACCTTATGTGATGATGATTATTTAATAGGGTCACTTAATAATTATATAGGATATTTACATAGTGGATTTGATTTAGTATATTTTAATGCCGAGTCCAATACAGGCAGAATATGGCAGGGCCAAGAATTGCCGGGCTCAACAAAGGCATATAGTAAAGAAATAATAGGTAATACAAGAAGGCCTAGCCAAAATTTTGGTGGAGATAAAGTTTTTTATGATGAAATACTAGCAAAAAATCCAACAAAGAGATATACAGAGTTGTTATTATATTATTATAATTATCCAAGAAAAGGCAGTTTGATGTATCATTGGAATAAAGAGAAAAGAGAATTAGCAGGAAAAGGTAGTAAGTTTAAAGAATTAGTAAGAGTTGAAGAAGAAAAAGTAATGGAAGTTAAAGAAGAAAATTTTAGCATTACAGTATTTACAATAGCATATAATGGGTATGGTGAATTTATACCAAAATGGATAGATAGTATGAAAAATCAAAATGTGCAACCTGATAAAATAATTATAGTATTGGGTAAAGATAGTGGTATATTAAATACAAAGTTAATGGCTAGAGGAATAAATTGTGAAGTAATTAATGTAGATGATGATGTTATGGGGATATTAAGGAATAAAGGTATAAAGGCAATAGATACCGAATGGATGTTATATTTTAGTGCAGATGATATATTATTACCCAATGCAATAGAGGAAATAAAGAAAAAAGCAAGTGAAGGTTATGAGGCAGTAGCATTAAGATATATAGATAGACAAATTAATGGAACAGAGAGAGTTAGACCAAGTGCAATATTTGATAGAGAAAATATGTTGAGATGGCAAAAGAAATATCCTGTGCCTGGTTATATAGCAGTTAAGAGAAAACATAAAGGCAAAATATTATATTATGAAGATATAGAAATACCCAATTATCCTTATTTATTCCAATTAGTACAAAGAGGAGTAAAGCAAACACATTCAAATAAAGAATGTTGTATGTATGTTAGAAGGGCAAAAAGTCATGGTGGTATATCATCTAGGACAGGTAAGTTTAGAGATTATGCAAAAGTAATAGATGAGAGAGCAAGATATTATTTGAATTAGGAGGAAATTATGAAAATTGAAAAAGTAAGTATAAATGAGATTAAACCATATATTCATAATTCCAAAGAACATCCTAGTTGGCATATAGAACAGATTAAAAAGAGTATAGAGCAGTTTGGATTTAATGACCCAATAGCAGTTGATGAGAATAATGTAATAATTGAGGGACATGGAAGATTTGAGGCATTAAAGCAGTTAGGAAAAAAAGAGGTTGAGTGTATAAGGTTAGACCACATGAATGAAGAAAAGAAAAAGGCATATATATTAGCCCATAATAAATTAACAATGAATACAGATTTTGATACAGATAAGTTATTAGATGAATTAGATGAGATAATTAATATAGATATGGAAGATTTTGGATTTGCAATAGAAGAAGATGAAGATATTAATGAAGTTGTTGATGGGGAAATAGAAATTGAAAATGGTATGTTTTGGGAAAGTAATTATGTAGTGATACACACAGAAGATGAGTTTGAGTGGAAGAATTTACAGGCAATGTTTAATTTAAGAGCAAAATCAACCCAAAATGGGCATGGTGTTGGTATTAGTAGAGTAGTAACATTTAAAGAATTTGAAAAGGCAATTAAAGATAATGGAAAAGTTTAAAATAATATCCCCTAGTTATAAAAGGGCAGGTGTTGTAACGACACATAATTATTTTGATGATGTTATATATTTAGTGCCTGAAAGTCAAGAGAAGGATTATATAAAAAAAACAAAAATGATAAATAATGTTAAGATAGAAACACTACCTGATGAGTTAGATGGTAATATAGCAAAGAAAAGGAATTATATATTAGATAATTATAAGGGTAACATAGTAATGTTAGATGATGATTATAAGGGATTATATGTAATGAATTCAAAGTTTATCCCAAGACATGGAAGAAAGATGAAGAAGGATGAATTCAAAGTATTTGTAAATGATATGTTTATTATGTGTAATGATATGAATTTGAAGTTATGGGGGACAAATCTTAATAAAGACCCATTATGTTATAGAACAACACACCCATTTAGTTTTTTAAGCCCTGTATTAGGACAGTTCATTGCAGTTATAAATGATGATGATTTTAAGATAAGGTATGATGAGAGGTTATATTTAAGAGAAGATTATGACTTCTTTCTACAAAACATCAATGTATATGGTAGAGCAATGAGAGTTAATTTTATTGGTAGAGAGGCAGACACATTTGATAAAGGTGGAGGATGCCAGTCTTACAGAACAATGGAGAAGGAAAAAGAACAGAGTGAGTTATTGATAAAAAAATGGGGAAGTAGAACAGTAAAGATGAATAAAAAGAGAAAAGATTATAATGTAGTATTAATAAATGTCCCATTAAAGGGAGTATAAGTGAGGTGAGTATATATGGCAGGTGGAAGACCTAAAATTGTAATAGATTATGAAATGGTTAAGAAGTTAGCACATATACATTGTACACAAGATGAGATAGCATCTATGATGGATATTAGTGTGAGAACATTACAAAGGGATGATGAGTTTTGTCGTATATATAAAAGGGGAATTGAAACAGGTTGTGCCTCTTTGAGAAGGTTACAATGGAAAGCAGCCGAAAAAGGTGATAAGACTATGCTCGTATGGTTAGGGAAAATATACCTTAAGCAAGTTGATAAACAAGAGATAGACCAAAATGTTTATGAGAATGGTAAAAAGCCTGTTGAAGAATTAAAAGAGTCAATAGATAAAATCAGGAGAGATAAGAAGAAAAATGAAGATAACACCTAAGTATTATGATTTTATAGCAACAGAGAGCAAGTTTGATGTGTTAGAAGGAACGACACAGGCCGGAAAGACCACTACTGCAATATCAACGAAGTTCTTATATGAGGTAATGAACACAAAAAGAAAGAAACATTTGATAGCAAGTGATAGTGTTGGAACATTAGTATCAAATATATTAGATACAGGGGATGTAGGGTTGTTAGATACATATCCTGATATAGAGTTATTTTTGAATGGCAATTATAAACAAAAATTACCACATTTAACAATAGGTGATAATACAGTATTTCTAGTTGGTTATAGTGATATAAGAAAATTCAAGAAAGTATTGGGAGGCCAATTTGGTGCTGCATTTATAGATGAGGTTAATATAGCAGATATGAGTTTTATTAGGGAGTTCTTTTTACCAAGATTTGAGTATTGTTGTGCTACATTAAACCCTGATAATCCTGATAAGGAAATATATAAAGAGATAATAAATAGATGTAGGCCAGTTAAAGGGCATGAGGATGATGTGCCACCACATATATGGGACCAATTAAAAACAGCAGAGCCACAAGAGGGATGGCATTATTGGTATTTTACATTTGATGATAATCCGATAATGAATGAGGAATTAAGAAATGATTTGATGACATCTTTATTACCTGAAACAAGAGAGTACCAAACAAAGATATTAGGTATAAGAACTAAAGGTGTTGGATTGATATTTAGTTTACCAAAGGATAATATAATCACAAAAAGAGAAGCAATGTATACTAATCCTAAAGAGGCAAATGATAATAAGTTATTAAAAAGAAGATATCAGAAGTTTACCTGTGGAGTTGATACAGCATATTCAAGTAAGAGTGCAGATACATTTGCCTTTATATTTGGAGGAATAACAGCAGATGGTAAATATATAGTATTAGATGAGCAAGTATTTAATAATAAGAATCAACTTACACCAAAGACCCCAAGTGATATAGCAAAAGATATATGTGATTTTGTAGAAAGAAATCAAAGTGAGTGGGGAATTTGCCCGAGTATATTTGTAGATAGTGCAGACCAAGCCACAATAACAGAATGTCAGAAGTATAATAAAACACATGGTTATAATTTTAGATTTATTAATTCATATAAGAAGTTAAGGATAATAGATAGAATAAATTTACAGAATAGTTGGATAGCTTCTAAACATTATCTAATTGTAAATAGTTGTAAAGAACATATAAGAGAGCATGGGGTTTATAGTTGGGACCCTAATAAGGATATTCCAGAAGATGGGAATGACCATACTATAAATGGTTCGCAATATGCTTTTACACCATTTAAGATGAAGATAGGGAGAGATGCAAATGGGAATAAGGAAAAGAATTGGTGAGGGGATAACTAATTTCCTATATCCATATATACAAAATTATGCAAAAGTAAAGGGAGATAATATGCCAAAAAAAGAGACGGAATATGAAAAATATTTGTTACATGAAAAATACCTATGGTTTTTAGGTAGTGAGGATTTATTAGCAGATTTTTATAATAATGATGCACCTTCATATATACAGATAAACACTAGGGAAAGTTATTATTATTCTAATGTAGCAAGTGATATAAGGGTTGTACATAGTGGATTCCCTTCATTATTAAGTTATACTAAAGCCAAAATGTTAGTATCAGGTGGTATAAGTGCATTAGTTAAAGTAGATGGCAAAGATAGTGAAAAGAAAAATGAAGAAGCAACAATGGAATTAGATGATATAAATGATGATAATAAGATAGATAATTTAATAGTTAATTCTGCAACAACCCAATCATGGGGTAAAAAGTTTGCTTGGAAAATAAGTATAGATAAAGATGTTACAGATTATCCAATATTAGAGAAGGTAACACCGTTTAATTATAATGCAATATATGAAAGAGGAAGATTGAAAGCAATTGTTTTTAATGAAGAATTTTCAGTAGATAAAACAGATTTTGTTCTACATGAAATATATAGTAAAACAAATGGTAGTGGGACAATAGTTTATGAATTGTATCAAGTAGGTAAAAAGGAATTGATTCAGGTTAGTTTAGAGTCAACTGAAAGAACAACAGATTTAGAAGATAAAGTGTTTAAAGGGTTTGATTTTATATTTGCAGGAGAGAAAGTTGCAAACAAATCAGACTATCAGGGTTTAGTAAGTGAATTTGATGCTCTTGATGAAGTATGGTCACAGTTAATGGATGAAATTAGAAAAGGTCGTAATGAGAGTTATATACCAGAGAATTTAGCACAGGGTAAAACATTTGATAAATTTAGAAAAAATTATACAGTAGTTGGAACAGATGACAGAGAAAATGGTGCTAATAAGATAGAGAATGTGCAACCATCAATAAGAACAGATGAGCATACAAAGGCAATAAATGCATTAAAGATGAATATATTAACATTATTTGGATTAAGTCCAATAACAGTAGGTATAGCAGAAGATATAGGAAGCAACTCATCAGGGGATGCATTAGCCAAAAGAGAGATGGCATCTATAAGAACTCGTAATCATGAGATAAAAGAGTGGGATGAATTTTTACAAGATATGTATTATAAAGTATTAAATGCTTATAATTATATGAGGAAGAAAAAAGAAATTGGTTATGAGATATTAATAGCATTTGGTCAATATATAACACCGACTAGGTCAGAGGCAATAGCAGATGTTAAGTTAATGAGAGATGCCGGAGTGATTGATGTAGAGAAAGCATTGAAAGATATCTATGGTGATGATTTAACAGAAGAAGAAAAGGTGAGAATAATACAAGATAGTGGAACAGAGATATTTATACCGGAAGTGTAGGTGGTTATTGTGTTAGAAGATAAATTAACAAAACAACAGAATAAACTCTACAATAAGATAGTTAAAGATTATGGTGTAAGTTATAAAGAGATAAAGGAAGTCATAGATGAGGATGCAGATGGTAATATAAAGGCATCTAAAGGAGATAATAAGAAGATAGCATTAATAATGGGTGCATTATGGTTAAAGAATGCAGTTGGTACAGAAAAGTCTAGTAGTAATATAATTCAAACAACTAGATTGTATTATGATTTTATTGATAAGTCTTTAGATGATGATATAATAGGTAAGTTAGATTTAGATAAGATTGTTACAAAGCAATTAAGTGTTCGTAATAAGAAGATAGGATTTAAGAAGTTAATAAATGTTAATGCAAAAAATTCTATTATAAATGTAAATAAATTAATAAGAGCAGGAGTTAAAGGCCAAAAGACACCAGCACAAGTAGAAAAGGAAATTAAGAAATATTTACAGGGGAATGGTGGTAAAGCATTAAGTATTGCAAGAACAGAAACAAATACACATAAGAGTTTGGCAAAGTTAGATGCAGGAAATTTAAGCACCAAAAGAGGCAATTTAATGAAAAAGACATGGATATATACAGGAGCATCTTCTGACCCAAGACCAAGTCACCAAGCAATGGATGGAGAAACAGTTGTTGGAGTAGATACATATTTCAGTATAGGAACAGTAGCACCACAACAATTTGGCGACCCATCAGAAGATATAAATTGTACTTGTAGTTATGTTGTTGAATATATAACACCATTAGATTTTGAAACAGATGAGTTTAAAGAGTATGTAAAAAATAATTAATAATTGGCTTTATCCTATGTGCCAAGCATAAGCGAAACAAATGGAAAGAAGGAAGGTATATGTTATGGAAAATAACAAGGATGTAGTTGTTGATACTACAATTGAAACAGAATCAGCAGAAAATACTTTTACACAATTAGATGTTAATAATATAGTTGCTAGGAATGTAAAAGAGGAAACAGAAAAGATTTTAAGAGGACTTGGTGTGGAGGATTTTGAAAATGCTAAAAAAGGTTTAGCAGGATATAAGAAATATCAAGAGAGTCAAAAAACAGAGTTGGAGAATGCCACAACAGAATTATCTGTAAAGGATAAAGCAATTCTAACATTGACAGAAAAACTTCAGGGGCAAGAATTATCTATGAGTGCAGATGAAATATTAAAAGGGTTTGATGTAGATACTAAGCATAAAAGCACAGTATTAAAACTCGTTGATAGGAATGACCTGTTTGAAGGGGAAAGTTTGAAAACAGATGAATTTAAAACAAGAATACAAACAACATTAGAAAAGGATTTATCTATGTTATTAGAAGATGGTAAAGTAACAAAGGCTGGAATTGAAACCAAAGAGCAAAAGCCTAAAGTAACAGCCAACAAATATTTGGAGGCATACAAAAAGCTCAAAGATAAATAAAATAAGAGGAGGAAATTATTATGGCAGTAGATACTGCAAGAAAAGTAACAGGATATAGTGATATATCAGAACAAGTATTATCAGAAGCATCTATAATTAAACAAATTTCAAGAAAGGACATTATAGGGACACCGGGAACAACTACTGTAAAAGTATATGTTCACGAATTAGCAACAATTGCTGATTATGTACCTGGAACAGGAGTTTCGTTAACTGCTGATGGGTCTGCTTATGTAACAATAAGTAATCTTAAAGAAAAAGCAGTAAATGAAATCTTAGATGGTTTCACTGTTGAAACAGCACCAACTGATTATGTAGTTCAAAGATTAGTTGCAGCAATGGAAGCAAGTGGAGAACAAATTGATGATGATGGATTTATTAAAATGGAATCAGATGGAACAGAGTTAGTTGCAGCGGGTGGATTATTACCTACGGTTGCTACAATCTATGAAGACATTTTAGATTTAAAATTAGCATTAGATTTGGTTAAAGCACCTAAGAAGAAAAGAAATCTTGTAATGACACCAACAATGGAAAATTTAATGTTAGATACTGATAGTAAATTAATACTTGACACTTCAAAAGGTGATTCAATTATAACTGAAGGTTATATTGGCAGAGTATTAGGATTTGATGTATTTTCTACAACTGCATTACCAGTAGGAACTAATATGATAGCATCACAAGAAAGAGCCTTTGTATTTGGAGATGCTTTTACAAGAGATGTAAGAGTTCAATCTTTAGATGGTTCAGGTCAATTTATTGGAGATGCAGCAGTTCAAGGTCGTTGGGCTTATGTAAGTGGAGCAGTTAGACCTACACTTATCCAAGTTAATAATGGCGCAGCAGCAACAGTATAAGAATTTATTAGAGAGGAGCGATAATTATGGCTATAACTAGAAGTCAATATTTAACAGTAGCAGAATTACAAACAATAATGAATGATAAGAGTTCATATACAAACAATAATGAAACATTATTTAAGATATATGAAGCATCTGAACAATTGAAAGCACATTGTTACCAATGGGCTACAACAACAGATTATACTACTGTTTTAGCACCCAATGCATTGAAATTAGCGACTGCTTATCAAGTTTATTATAATGATAATAATTCTGGAATGGATGATGAATATATTGGAAGTTCAGAAGGTTTTTCATTAGGTAAGTTTAGTGAAAGTAAAGGTGTGCCGGGTAGCACTTCAAAGGAATACCAAAAAATCGCACCGAAAGCACAGAGATATTTAATTCAGGGTGGATTAATAAGTAGAATATTATAATGTAAAGGGGGGCAACTCCCTTAAGTTATAAAGGAGATGATAGAATGGTAAGACCAATTCCAAGAAAAAGATTGCCTAACACAGTAACCCATAAATATAATTTTACCAACAATGGTGAAAGTAGAGTTGTTGATTTTACACGAGTTATTAAGTATGTAAAAGTTGAAGAACATAAAGTATTGAAAAAGAGTAGAGAAGGTAAAGAGATTGTTGGGAATGCAATGTTATTCTATGATTATGTAACTTCTAAACCATCAGGAATAAGTTTTAAGAATAGAGATTTAATAGTTTTCAATGGAAAGACCTATGAAATAGTTGATATTGATTGTTTGAGAGCAGATACTAATGAGCCACATCATTATGAGATAATGCTTAAATGAGGAAGTTTACTAGTCATGCCCAAGCAAGTAATTGGTTAAATTCCATTGTAAGAAAGACAATAGTTGGTAGTACAAGAGCCGTATCACAACAAGCATATAAGGATGTTAAAGAATATGTCCCTTATGATGTTGGGACAATGTATGATAGTGGGACTATACATAGTGATTTTAATAGGGGAATAGTTAGTTTAGTAGCCCCCCAAGTTAGAAGATTATATTATGGAACATTTAGTGCAGGTGCAGGGAATAGACAAGCAATCCCGTTTTGGTGGGAAAAGACCAAAGATAAAAATTATGGTAAATGGAAAACTATAACTACAAAAATATTTAATATAAATAAGAGGTGATAATGTGAACATAGAAGAATTTATAACAGGCATAATAACTAGGCTTAATACTCTAGGGGCGAAAACATTTAGTCCGGAGTTGCCGACAGTTGATGATTATGATGAGGATATGGCATTGGCAGTAACATTGTTAGGTGGTAAAGGGCAGAATTCTTTAGGGGCAACAAGATTATATAATACAATATTATTCAGAGTAATTATAAGAGGTGCTAGGGATAATGATACCGAAACAAGAGAACTCGCTGATAGTGTATATAATAAATTAAATATGGCACATGCAATCGCTTTAACAGATTCAAGAATAGAGATAATATATGCAGATAGTGATATCCAGTATATAGAAAAAGATGAGAATGAAAGAATATTATATAATATTAATTTCAGAGCAATAATAGAATAAGGAAGGAGAAATAAACATGGCTTATATTTCAGGAATAGATTACAAGTTAGAGGTTGATGTAGATTTAACAGGCGCATCACCAACATTTACAGAAGTAGATATCATAAGTGGTGATAACAATTGGGGGGAAGTAACAGATACTTTTTATAAGTTAGATTCTTATATAGCACATAATAAAGTAACTGCATTAGACCCTGAATTTAGTTTTACCATTAAAGTTGATAGTGGAGATACAGCAACTGGATTTTTATTAGCAAAAAGATATACCAATGAAAGAACATTTGATGCTAGAATTACTGACCCAGCACAAACATCAGTATTATTATTTAGTGCCGAATTAACACAGATAAGTGACCCAAGAACAATAGAAGATGTAATTGCAATAGATATAACATTGAAAATTGCAGATGGAGCAATAACTATATCAGTGTAGGAGGGTTGTAACAAACCCTTTTACAACAATATTTAAGGAGGACAAAATGGAATTTATAGTTGGAGATTATTTTTATGAAACAGATTATAATATAAAATTTAAAGATACAACAAAAAAGATAAAGATTGTTTTAACTTCTGATGAGATGAAGATAATAGAAGATATCTTTAAGTCACAGACAGTTATTGAAGAACAAAAAGCAACATTTATAGAACAAAAAATAAGATTAAACAAACTTTTAACAATTGAAACAGATAAAGTTGAAATAAGAAAGTTGATTAAAGATTTAGAAAGTATAGAAATAGAAGAAAAAGAATTAAAGGAAACAGTAGAACAACAAAATTTAGAACAAAATGATGAGTTTGAAAAAATGGTGTTTAAAGATAATCTACAATATTTAAAAGCAAATATGCCATCTAGTGAGTATGACAGATTGAGTGAACAGGTGGGTTTGGACTTAGTCGGAGAATATTTAGCAAAAAAGAAGGAACAATATATGAATATGAACCGACAATTGGATGGGAACAATTAACAAAGGTAATAATAGAAGGTAAAGAATATAAATTAAATATAGAATTTAAGAATGTAATGAAAGCAATTAAATATTCAGGCAATAAAGAGGTTGATAAGTGTTTAAATGAGTTAATTACATTAGATATAGAGTTAGACATTAAGCAGAAAGTAAAATTAATCAATAAAATATTCAGTAGTTTGTTTAAGCCGGGTAAAAGTGGTGGTAAAAAGAACTATGATTATTTAGTGGATTACAGGCTTATATGGGATAGTTTCAAAGGGCATAGGTTAATAGACCTTAATAAGGATAAAATCAACTGGTGGGAGTTCTCTGCATGTTTAGAGGGGCTTTTATTAGAGGGTGGAAGTTCAATAGCCAAAGTAGTAGAAATAAGACAAACTAAAATTCCAAAACAAGATAAATATAATAAAGAATATATACAAAATTTAAGAAGTCTTAAAAGCAATTATGCTTTAGCAGAAACAGGGAAAAAGAATAAAGTATTAGGTGATTTATTTAATTTTTTAAAGATAAAGGCAGGTGAGAAGAATGGCAGATGCAAGGGTTGATTTTAAAGTAAATTATGATACAACAGGTGCTCAAAAGTCAGTTAATAAATTTGGGTCAAGTTTAAAAAACATTGCAAAAATAGCAGGAGCTGCTTTTGCTGTGAAAAAGATAGTAAATTTTGCCAGTGAATCAATAGAATTATATAATGCTCAAGTAGAGGCAGAAACAAAACTCGAGGAAGTAATGACAAAGAGAATTGGGGCAACTACTGCACAGATAGAGGAAACAAAGAAGTTGGCAAGAGAACAACAAAAGATAGGTATCTTTGGAGATGAATTAATAATACAGGGGCAACAACAATTAGCAACATTTGCAAGTACAACTGAAACAGTTAATTTATTAACACCTGCTATGAATAATTTAATAGCACAACAAAAAGGTGTAAATGCAGGGCAAACTGATTTTGTTAATATAGCCAATTTAATGGGTAAAGCATTACAGGGGCAATCAGGTGCATTAACAAGAGTTGGTATATCATTTTCAGATGCACAGGGTGATATATTAAAGACAGGTACTGAAATGGAAAGAGCAGCAGTATTAGCCCAAGTTATTACTGACAATGTTGGTGATATGAATGTAGCATTAGCAAATACAGATGCAGGTCAAATAGCAAATGCAACAAATGAGATTAATGATATGAAAGAAGAAATAGGGGAAATGTTAATACCACTTAAAGTTGGATTTTATGAATTTGTAAGAGATTCAGTAGTTCCTTTTATGAACAATAATTTTATACCAGCAATAAAAGATGTTGGTAAATGGATTGGTAAAATGGGTACTAAAATAGATGATGCCGGATTAGATGCCGGTACATTAGGTAGTAGTTTTATAACTGCCGCAGGTATGGTATGGTTAGCAATGCATGGACCAGCAGGAATGGTGGCAGCATTAGCATTAGCAACAGTTTCGTTAAATGATGATTTTACTAAAATTGCAGGTTGGATAGAAGCCAATGGTGGGTTTTGGGAAAATTGGAAACAAGGTGTTGGTGTTATATGGAGATCTATTACTGGTTGGATTGGTGGGACTAATGATGAATTAAAGAAATTTAATAAGTCATTAGCAATAGCTAATAGTAGATGGTCAAGTTTAAAAGGTAAAGGTGGAGGATTTTCTAACGGTGCTGGTGGCGGTGGCGGAGGCGGCAAAGGTAGAGGTTTTGCTAGTGGTGGAAGGCCACCTGTTGGAACAGCTTCAATGGTTGGTGAAAGAGGACCGGAAATGTTTGTGCCTAGTACAGCAGGAACAATAATACCTAATAATAAATTAGGTGGTAGTTCTATAACTAATATTCATGCTTCGTTTAAAATAGGTGAAAATGATATGCAAGTTATATTAACTGATATGGTAAGTAGAACATTAAAACAAGCAGGGGCTGATTTATAATGGTTCTAAAAGTTAGATTTAATTCAGTAGATTATGATATTATTTCAATGGGGTCAAATGCATTGGCTGATATTATGCTTAT